CCCGCCGAAGCGGGTTAGTTGTCATATGCTTGGGTAAAACTCACCCACCTATTTGTGCTGAATCATAACTAGATATCGCTCTAAACGAGATTGGATTGTATGTCTTGGGGAGGTGATCAACGTTAGCTATCATCACCTGTGTTCTTGAGCTTCTAAGGTAAGTGTTGTTCTGATTGCCAACGCCACCGCTACTAATACGAAAGGGAACTACAGAAACTTGAACATTACTTCCATTCACCCATCCTGTCTCGGTGTAATATACATAACTAGTTGAAGCATAGGTTCTTGGGTTTGGTATTGATAAAGCCAAATCTCCTGTGGCTTTAGTTGAGATATTGGTAACGTTTGACTCTCCAGAAATTGTGCCCCAGTTTGGAAAGCCCGTCTCCATCCATATGACATCCCTTAAATCCATTAGAGGCCAGTTAGAGTCAAATGTTACGGTGTTTTTCTCATCCCTTATACGCATGCCATAGTCACCCGTAGTTGGATTATTCCACCTATCGAAGATATAGTACTGAAGGCCAGTGATAGAAAGATTTGACCATTTAAATATCAGCCAATGATCTTTATGGCTTCTATCTTGTATGCCGCCAAGTGAAGTGACTCCAACTCGACTTGTCGAGTTAATTGGCTTGAAAAATATAATAGGTGAATTGAATCCTTCTGTTGCCGGTCTAGCTACAGATATCGTCCCTCTTACGTCCCCACCTGGGTTAACAACCCCCGAGTCAAAATTGGTAAAATTTGCATCAGTTATCTGTCCTGACGACCTCAATGTAAAAGGAATATCTACCCCTATACCCGCTATTTTATAGCCCTTAGAGTTATAAATATTCGCTCCATAATTAGCCATTATAAACTCCATAAACCGCAATAAGGTCTGAGGTTGAATCATTCAACTCATCAATACACGACAGATTTTCCCAACGCCATGTGAGTGAGATAGAGTTACCATTGAATACCACATCCGGTGACCATTGCGTGCTTGTTACTGAGGCGGGGAGGAAAAAAATGTATGGCGTTCCATTGCCAAAATTTAGCCCACTTATCACGCCAGAAAATTTATAGGGTATGTTGCCTGTGTTATTAGGCTGTGGCTTCCAGAAGGAGCCACTCGAGACTCCAGTCATGAAATTTACAGTTTCCGATAACTGAAAGGTGCCTAGAACCTGAGAGAGAACACTTTCAGTTTCACAAGTAACTGCCCCATTGGCATCCCTGAACCTAAATCCGTAATCTGCCATTATGAAAGCTTCCCTATTTCAACCCTGAGTAAATTATTGCTATCAGTAACCGTGAGGTTATTTTCATCCTTACTCAGACGCCAACCACCACTCGAACCATACGAAATAGATTGTAAGTAACTCCCTATTTTTCCTGAGGTGATCGTGCCGTCAGCAATGAATGCCTGATTGATAAAGACTTGGCCGTTTTGCACAGCGAAAGGTGATGTATAGCTACCGTTGATACCATTTAAGATGGCAAATCTGTCAGCAAGAAATAACACCTGGGTTTGAGTAACCCCCGCTGATTGCGTGGCACCTAGCGCCATGCCTGCAACATACTGCCTGCCGTTAGAATCAATAGCCGCCTTAATGGTGTAGGTCGCTGCTAAGTCACCGTTGGTTTTAGCGACAGCCGTGGCATTGGTTTGAATCGCGGCAGTGTTATTTGAAACGCTGGCCTGTATCTGGTCAAACTTCTGTGCATAAGCATGGTCATTATCGGCGATAGTGGTTTTCACTGAGATAATGTCAGCGCGGTTCTGCCCGTTGACCGCCATTTGATGATCGACAATCGCATTGTTATCTAGCGCGTTTTGCAGGATGCCTTCGACATTAGTGTCAATCTTGGCGACTAACTGCTTGCCCGCCTCGCTTTGAAGCACTTGATTAGTAATATCGCCAAGGATTTCAGAGGCATCGATACTCGATTGACCTTCAACGAAGGTCGTCCAATCTCCTTTATTGCCGATTTTGTCGATTATCCTTGCCCGGTACCAGCGACGCACGCCTGCGGGCATAGGCCCGTGCTGATAATTACTTCCTGGATAAGGAACTAGCGTGAGAAGTTGAGGATTTTGCCCGTCAGCAGTCGTCGCAACCTGTAACTCTGTGTAGGCGGTATCACCGGAGCCATCAGGAAACGCCCATGTTAGGTTGATATTCCACACCACATCATCCGTGGCGAGTAGGTTAACAGGTGTGCCGGGCTTGCCGACTTTACCGGATAGCGCGACACCCTGAGCGTACCCCCATGGCGAGGACACGTCGGCGGCGTTGATTGCCCTGACACGGACATCATAAACGCCAGCATAGATACCTTGCACTGAGAAACCCTGCGCGCTGGTCAAGCCAACATTCACCCAGTCGCCATTATCTTTGCGCCACTGTGCGGTGTAGTTTATTGCCCCATCTACCTTCTCCCATGCCGCTTGCAGTGTGGCCACCGTGACACCTTGGGCGATATGGTCCGTTTCAGTGACCAGGATATTCTGTGGCGCAATCATGACACTGGTGGGCGTGACGGTGACGGGTGCTGGCTGTATTTTCACGCCATCATCAATGTAGCGAAATTTGTTCGGGTCATACTGCACCGCAGCAATAGTAAAAGTGCCATCGTCATTATCGGTAATCGATGTCACCCGGAATTGTTGCGCGGCCAGATTATCACTATCGATAATCCACACTGCCCCGGGTACTGGGGGTGTATTGTAGGCGGTATTCACTGTGATAGTTTTCTTATCCTCAGCGACATTCGCAATGGTGCGCGTTTGCGAGGTGCCATCTGGCAGGTTAAGGATAAGTCGGTCACCTGCCGAAAAATCAACCTCTCTATCAAGGGTGATAGCTAGGCCATTAACCGCTGAGATTCTCCCACCATTTTGCTTGCCAGCGCGATACGGGTCAGCGACACCGATGATTGAGTTAGGTAAAGGGATGTGACCTTCTAGACCAACACTGAATGATACGGTGGCATCTTTAGCGTTAGACAGTAACGCCCAGCGCCCGCGGCGGTGCGCCTCACTTTGCGAGGTACAACCGATAGCGGTTAAGCTCATTTGTTGCACATTATAACGAGCGACCAAATCCGAATCGTAGACTGACTCAATCGTATCAGAATAATGGTTGGCTGGGTCAGAATAGCTCACCTGACAGGATGTATAACGATTCTTGTATGAGCCGCCAGCATAACTGAACATACCATCAATCACGTTACCCGCTGCAAAAGTCCATTCCAAGTCATCAACAGGTACGTCTGCGTTAACAATAACTTGAGAATTACCCCAGAAGGTTATCCCACGGAAAATGGCCGCAAAATCTTGCATCACGGTAAAGGCTTCTTCCTGTGATTGCACATAAGCATTACAGGTAAAGCGAGGCTCGGTCCCGCCAGCGCCGTTCGATACCATCTCGTCACAGTACACCGCGATTTGATACAAGCCCCACTTATCAATCATGGAGGCATCGACACGGGTTCCCATGCCGTAAATCTTGTCCAGAATTAGGTCGTAGAATACCCACGCAGGGTTATTGCTATAAGCCAGCTTGAAGTTACCGGACCAGCTACCAGAGTAAGTCCGTATATCCGGGTCGTAGTTATCCGGCACGCGGATTAATTTTCCCTTCATCTTCACCGTGACTTTCGGTGCGCCGTTGGTGAATTGTTCTGAATTAACCTCGATGAAAAGCAGTGAGGTATTCGGGTATCGCAATTTGCTGTCAATCACCTCAGCAAAAGAGAAAATTTTAAAGGCATTGACCAGTTTGGTATCGGTAGAGTCGGCTGTGATACGCCTAACACGAATAGTTGAGGACTTGGCTCCGTTTGCCAAATCAATACGGTGGTCACGCTGATACTCTGACGTCGTTTTACCGTCAAACTTACCTTGGACCACTGTTTGATAGCTGCCGCCATCCGTTGAAAGGTCGATTGCGTACTCGGTGACGGTACCCACCATGTCACCATTATCTTTATACTGATATTGCGCTGGAACACTGAGTTTAATGCGGATCGCATCCAGTGAGGTATCGGTAAATTGGCGCGTCCATGGATTCGTGGTGGTGATGGTTTGCCCGACTGATAGCTCGTTATCAATCTCCGGCATGCCTTGAATGTATTCTTGGTCCTGCGTACCGCGTCTAAACTCCCACTTAACCCCGGTGAAATTATAAGAGCCATCATCGTTAGCCAGCGGGGTGTCGTTGAGATAGATTTGCTGCGCGGTGACCGTGCCCTCTACTTCACCCTCGCAGACGGCCAGAAGCATTTTCAGCTTAGCCTCAGAAAGTAGGTTATCAGCCTGCTCAACAGGAGTATGAGCTTTCGCAGCACCTCCCTTGCGGCCTTGTATCGGGTAATCTTGAATAAATGCCATATTTCACCCATAAAAAAGGCCACCGAAGTGACCTTATTAAGTTCGTTAAGTTATTGCTGGTCGCTAGAGAATATCCCGGCACTAATCACCGCCCCGCCAACCTCTCGCTCACCGTACAGCACCGGCACCGGATAGCCCATTGCCACAGTGTTAACCGGAGCGCCAAAGGCATAATTAGGTTTATTGTCAGCACTTGAAGATGACCCTACGCTCATTTTCGGCTGAGGAGTAAGCATCTGGACGACGCCGCCTAGCGCCATCGATATTCCAATTCCTGTTAGGGCGGTTGTAACTGCTGTAGCTGCTGTAACGCTTAGTCCGTAAGCCGCTAAGGCTGCTCCGCCAGTAAAAAACGCCGCGGTAAGAACAGCCGCTCCGATAATAATTTGAGTAAGACCTCCATTCTTCGCCCCGCGAGGAACAGGCTGCATGGTAAATGTCTTGGTTGTTGTCGTCAGCTCAAAGCCCTCAAGGCCTATGTTTTCTTTCTCAGAGAAAAAGGCAAAGTGAACACCGTTATGGTGCGCGGTGGCCAGATACTTTTTAAAGCCTTTCACCTGTGAACACATCGCCCGGATCATCTCGTTTAAGTCAGCAACATGAAACTGGTGCGTCTTACCGAAGCGCTTAGCCGCTTGGCCTTTAAGGATGAGGGTTTTTAGCATCAGGAATATCCTTGTGTCGAACGATGCGCACGGTTCTGTCACGGAAGTATTGACCATAGGGAGCGCGCGTTGAGAGATTGCCGAAGTTGTGATGGAGAATAAGGTTATCGCCAAGGTAAATGGCGGCATGGTTGGTCACTGGTGCGCCGATTTGCATCATTATCATGTCGCCGGGCTGCGGGTTCTGGACCTCGATAAATCCCTCTGCCCGCCAGTTATCCTCGTAGCGATTTTCTTTTCCACCTGTCCACCATTCATAAGGAACCGACCAGTTACGCAGTTCAATCCCATATTCTCGCTTGTGATAGTCCATAATCAGCGCCCAGCAATCAGCGTGACCAAGCACCCAAGGTCGCCCAACGTAATCGCGGTCGACTCTCGGTGAGAATGTGCAGAAATCACCATCAGGCCAAGACATGATGCCCCACTCAAGGCCAGAGTAATCGCACTGGATTCTGTCCATTTCTGAGGGGATAAGCACCGGCACATCAGGGTGTGAATGGATAATCATAATCACCTCGCCCTCTTGTTCGGCTGAACGGTAATCACTATCACGCATCACAAAGGTGTTTAGCGGGTCGTCGGCATCATTGTGGCAAGGGATATAGGTTTGCTTATTCCCCTTCTGGATAATCACGCCACAGGCTTCTTTCGGGTATTCAGCGATAACGTGCTGGCGTATTGACTCGAGCAATTTCTCACGCATGATTATTTCCCCTGTAAGTTGGCTCCCGGAAAGCCACCAAATGAGAGCGGCGAGCTTTCGCCAAACCTGAGCTTGCAGTCATCCAATCTGCCCCCGCAGACATCCTTTGACGGGTCATCAGTTGCCACGCCATCCTTAGTGAAGTAATTGCTCCCTGCATAATCACAACCGGTTCCTGAGCGATACCAGCCGCGCATACACCAGGTACAAACGGGGGTTATTTGGCGAGTCGGAAGTTGCAGGGACTGAAGGTTAAATGGTGAACAAAGCTCGAAGTCTACTTGGCTGCGGGTTTCGGATGTTTTTGAGTTGATATAGAAAAGCTGCTCGCGCTCTTCATTGGGGTTGGCATCAGGATTTCCCTGCTTCCAGTTAGCAGCGTCGAGGTATCTTTTAAAGGTGTAATGAACTTTGACCTTAGCCTTCACCATGTCATCGTATTGCAGACAGAGCGCCGTCACGTAGTTCATCACGTTGCCGACCGACAAGGTAGGTGTGGGCTGCGAACCCTCGCTAGACACCGCAACACCCTGTAGCTCATAGGGATGCGGGTCATACTCATTA